ACAACTGGTGCTGAACGCACACCAACTGCTGGATCTACTGGAGCAGCTACTTGCTGAAGTTCTGCCATTGCTTGTTCTGGTGTAACTGAAGCTGGCGCTACAGGGGTAGGTACCACAGGTTGATCAGGCACGGGTTGAGGAACTGGTTGAGGTGGTGGCTGGTGATTAGCTGGTGCTACAGGTGCACGTACTAAATCTTCTACCATATTTTTTATTTCAGTGGATTTTGGGGCAAGGTTTCCAGATGATCCAACAAGCATTTCATCTTGTTTTTTCATCTGACCGTACGTTTGACCCATCAACTGCATAACTGCGGCTTTCGCCTCTGCTGTCATCTGTTCCATAATTAGAGGTCAGCTAGAAGTTCATCAATATCGTCTTCAACAGAGCTCTCCACAGGAGCTGCTACAGGTTCCGGAACCGGTTCTGCCTGAGTTGGAGGGGACCAGGGTGGAGTATCCCCTGGAGTTGCAGGTGTGGCTACTGGCTCATCCGCTTTACAGTGAAAATGTTCATTAAGCATAACATTTAACTCTTCAGTCGATTTAATCGGAAACGTTTCTTTAAGAGTATGAGTTTGCCCGTATATTTCGTTTTGCTGTTCTTCTGTAAGGTTCAATTTGCCTGCCGAAGTAAAGCGAGATGAGACATATGTTGGATAATCTCCTTGCTGTTCACACTTAACTTTAAAGCTAACCCCCTCATCACTAAGATCAAAGATACGAGCTCCAAACTCTGCCGCATCTTCACCTTCAATAGCCTCAGTAATGATCTTTTGAATCTGCTTACCGTATCTAAGCATTTTTACCTTTCCATTATTTTCAGGATTAGTTGGATCATCAACCACATATACATTAACAAGCCACTTTTCAGTACGACGAAGTGCAGAAGCTTTCTCCTTTTCCTCATCTGTACCTGTACGTGATAAACGAAAACGCTCTTCGTTAATAGGACAGCGCTCACCGAATGTTTGCGGGCTTAGAGCCTGAACATACTGACCAGTAGCAAAGGAATTCCACCCCATATTGTAATAATGAAAAAACGTATCTACAGGAGACTTACCATCAGGTAGAAGTCTCACAGTATACGTGTTACCGGGCTTGGTTTGCATAATCTCAGAGAACTTTGACTTACCTTCACTACTTGAAGCCAAAGCACCTTTGATACTTTCGAACATAGACATATTAAACGCACTCATATATTTTTATTTTATTTTATTACTTTTTGTTTTCAACTATTAGTTTTACTTTTTGTTTTGTTTCTCTGGCTTTTGCTTTTAATATTGCTGAGCCGTAGAATTTTGTTCGCGTACTGGCGAAAATTGTTTGGAAATCTTTGACGATGAAGTCAAGCACATCTTTTTCGATTGCTTTAATAGTGGATTCAACTTCAAGCGCATGTAGGGTATAAAAGTTTAACCTATGTTCTTGCAAATGCAAGAGGCATGTTGGCATATTGTTAGTATAATGGTTAGTATACTCATCTATTGTAAGAGAGTTCCTTATGCAATACTTTGCAATATATCTAAAACCATCTTTAACTGATTCTATAGCATCGCTACTATCTGGATTAGACATTTCTCTTTCTTTCATATAAAGAGAATAACACTTCAACGCTTTACGAGAATTAAAAAACTTTAGATCAAAATATTCATCTTTTGAATATACTTCAAATGGTGCTATGAACCAATCTTGATAGTTAATATGATTATGTTTAGCAAAAAAGGCAGAAAGCTTTTTAAGAGATACAAAGTCTTCATCTTTTAACTTTGTAAAGTCTTTCCTAAAGCGAGTTGGTTTGTTTTGCGCGGAACGAGTAGCATATAAATAACTATTGTATATACTCTTTTCTCGCTCAGTTATCATTTTGAAATATACGCTTGTTTTGGTTTAAATATTTAGTAATATACTTTGACTCAGCTATCTGTGGTTCAAACTCTATAAACATTTTAACCATTTCAAAGTCATTATCAACTGTTAAAAGGGTTTTCAGTACTTTTCTTATTTTTTCTTCTTTCAATACCAACACAAAAATGTTTTGCAGTGATAATTTCTTACCTTTTAGTAAGCAACAAAAAGTACAGAAGCAAAGTAGTAAATGATCAAGCTCTCTTTTTGTAATATCCCGTGAGGGTGATGGTACGTTAGGTTGTTGCATTATATTGGTTGAAAGGGTTTCGAGAAATTCATAAATTTCTCAGTTAGCTTACCGCCGGCTAATTTGTGCGAACCTCCACCTTCACATAAAGTTGTTGCTAACACAGATAAATCAGCCTTACATTTCGTATCTTTTCGAAATGATACAAAATGTTTATCTAAATTTACCATTATGGCAATATCAGCATCATATTTATTTACTAAGTAATGACCTACTTCATTCACATGTGATGTAACAAACGTTGATATTACTTTATAATTTTTTACTGTACCTACAAATTTTGGGTTAGTCAATTGCTCTGCAAATTTCTTAAAAAATAATTTTATTGAATTTTTTTCATGTAAATTATATTCACGAAGGCCGTCACCAAATGCATTTACAAATTTTTCCCATTTTGGTTTGTTATATGTATAATAAATAGCATTTAAACGAGCTGGTTCTAGTTCATTAGGAAAGTCAAATGACCAACAATCATATTGATCTATAAGAGTTACTAATGATTCAAGTTGCTTATCTAAGTTAAGCTTTGTTTTAAATTTATCCGCAATTAACTTTGTACATGAAGTATATTCTGTAACAATTGATTTCGCTTTTGTATATTTTACTGCATGAGGTACATGTAGCTCATGGTGATCTATAACAACAACATTATCCCTATTAATTGCTTCCGCCTGTTCTGCATTTAAGCATAAATCACATACAAAAATTTTATCGAAGTGGTCTAAAGTATTCCACCTACTTTTAAATTCATTAAGTATAGTTGCTTCAGTTGTCTCAACTGTAATTACATCATGCCCTTTATATAGCCTATTCAATAACAACGCTGATCCAGCACCGTCAAGGTCGGTATCTGTAAAGATAATGATATGCACATACGTATTTACTATGTGCTTCTAGAAAGTCCAGCTAACGTATTAAGCATTGAATCATCTTCTTCTAAATCAATATCATCTGCCTGCTCGATAGTTAGTGTTGAGTAATCAATACGCATAGGCTGTGTCATACCACGGGGGCCATAACGATTCTTCATCATACCTAACCTAATAATACCTAAGTCTCTATCTTCATCATTTTGGAAGATCGACATAATAACATCAGCAGTAGCAGCCAAACCAATTGATTCAGAAATAGTAGCAAGATCTGGATTATCTTGATCAAAGCCAGCCCTATTTAACTGTGTAGCTGATATAATAGGGCAATTAAATACATAACTTATAGCACGTATTTGTTCTGTAACGTTCTTAATCCTTTCATAGGAATTATTACCTATAGGTGAATGTATTAAGTTAAGATAGTCGATAACTATTGCATCTAACTTAATACCTTTATCTTGAAACTTCTTACAAAATGCCTTTATCTGATTAGGTGTAACAGTTGATGGTGGAAACTCTTTGATATAAATATTACCAGGTGATTCTGTTACTGCAGCTCTTAATGAAGAACCATTTACTGCCATTTCTTTCATTGGTATCTTAGAGATATTAGTACATATCCGTCTCGCATATAATAACTCCGACATCTCTAATGTTACTAGTAACACATTCTTACCTTGTTTAGCAATATTTGAGGCCACATTACCTAAAAATATAGACTTACCTATATTAGTTTCACCAGCAAATACATATAACGATTTACCTGCCTGTAAGAAGCCACCATCTAATGAATCATCTAACCATTCCCACGTACTAGGTATTTTATCTTCGACAGTAGTAAGATCCTCAATAATATCATCAATATTAGTCTTAACCCCTAAACCTAAATCAGTTACTAAGCTAATATTGCAACTCTTTTCAAACTTATCTAATATAACTGTTGTATCAACATCACCAGCAGATATATCTTCTGCTGCTTTCAACATTGTATGATATACTGCCTTTTCTTTTAAGAATTGCTCCGTATTTTCAATTAATTCATCTTTATTGATATTCTTATCAATATCTGAAAAGGAAGTAACTAAACGTTTAAACGATTCTTTCTGGTCATCAGTTACAAGATACTGCTTAATCTCAGTTGTAGTAGGTAATTGATTTCGCTTATCATTAAATTCTTTAATGATAGTAAAGACGCTTGCGATATCTTTACTCTTAAAATAATCCGGCTGTACTATATCTGCAATAGTTGATAAATAGCCACTATCTGTCAACGCATTATACATTAACACGTTTTCAAAATAGTCGAGATCTAGCTTACCCATCCCAGTTATAATAGTAACCTATTGTTAAGAATCAACTATATTTGTACAGTCTTACCAACGTACTTGTCATACTTCTTAAGAAACCACTCTTGACCGTTTGTCCAATCTGTGGTAAATTCTCTAAGACCGGGCGATGCGTGTGTAACATAAGCATCAATAACACCACATTTGAATCCCGCTAACGAAGCGTCAAGTGTATATGCTAGATCATAAAAATGAAATCCTGCTGGGCATGACTCATCAAATCTAATCTTCTTAAATACATTACGTGAAATTGCCAAAAATACACCATCCATAATTAGCGCTTGGTGTGGGTAAGGACCAAACGCAGTCATTAATTTTTGAGCTCCGTTTAAGTGTGCAACTGCACCATGAAGTTTACCGCTTCCAAATCCTCCACCCATATGATGCCATAGTGCTGGTTGTTGTACGTTAATTTGTGAAGCTCCAGCTACACCTAGAACATCATATTCTTTAAAATGTTTCTTAAGTTTACTGTAATCAAAATTTTCAAGAATAATATCATCATGACATAAAATAATATGGTCTACGTTTTCCTTAATAGCAAAATCAATTGCTTTATTATACACTTTTTGCAAAGAGTCTTTATTATGCTCTTTGAAGTATACTTCCATTTTTTTATGCTTAGTTTGCCATAGTAAGGTATCTTCCTTTTTACCTTTTGTTGCAACACAAATAAATAATTCGTTATTCATTTTAAATAAATAGAAACGGTGAGTCGTGTTTGAATTCTCCTACCTTTTTAAATCTAAGAGTCTTCTTATCTAATCGTCGAATCTCACCTTCTTTAAGAGCTTTATACCCTTTACCAGGTATAGTCGAGTAACAACCTTTACTGTTAAAGTGTAACATCGAACCAACCCGGGCGATATATAATTCGTTTGTATCGCAATCAACTATAGATACAGCAAATGATCCTGCTAGCTCTTCAAGGGCTTGTCTAATATACCTTACTGGATTTGCACCTTTGCTACGATCATCCTCCATAAACTTTTGCAATAAATTTACAATTAAAGAGGTATCTACAGGATTCTCTATAAATGGAAGATGCTTTTTACGTATGTCTCGATCGTTGGTAATAACACCATTGTGAAAAACCATCCATGACATAGTATCAAAAGGATGTGACGTTTCATAAGACCATTGCCTCATAGCCGATGTAGGAGCCTGTACATGACCACAACTATATTTAGACTGTTTAGAGCCTTTTACCTTATTAAAGTCGATTTCACCTTCCTTTTTATAGACAAATTGATCATCATATGTAAGTTGTACATAACTGCTAGCAAAAGTTCCACGATCTTGATTAGCGGTATACAATACCTCTAACATAGACTTATCTGGAGCTCCGAAAATAGCGCACATATACTATAATTTAATCTAATATTATAGTTTTTCCAGTTGGATGTCCATTTCTTTCCGTATTCGTGCTGTTAGTTCCTTACTTTCCTCTTCTCTACCGTAATACAGTCTAAACTCACGAGGTATTCTCCAAAAGAAATCCATTACCCCTGTAACTTCATGAAAAGCGAATGTATAGTGTGGGTATTGCACACCATCTACATCAATCCAACGTTTACGCTTTTTCTTCTTCTTTTCAATACCCAATTTCTTAAGAGTATTTTTACCAAGACCTCTTACCTTAAAAAGGTCCTCACTACTACGATATGGTCGCATGCCTACAATGTTTCTTGCAGTTAGCTTACCAACCCCGGGTAGAGCTCGTAGCTCTTTATCGTTCATCTTATTGAAATCCTTATAACTCAATTTCATATTCTATATTAATTATAACAAAGTTCCTTTTATTTGCACTTTTTTAAAGTAATTTCTACTATTGGCTATAAATATTATCAATGAGCTCCTTTGATAACTTCTACACCAGGTTGCAATCTCTAAATGAAGCAAGAAAATCTCCTGTGGAGGCTTTAGTACCTGGTGCTACCGGTGTTACTAAGCAAATGCGATCAGCAGGGTTAAGTTCGGCGCCATTAGACCTCATGAGATTTATTAGAGAGTTATTATATAAGCTAGATGTTATTACTCATGAGGAACTACAGGCTGTTAAGATGGGTAAAGGATTTACAGGTAAAAAGCAAGCTATGCTTAAAGTTCTTCAGGATAATCAAGATGCAATTAACGCTAAGTCAGATGAAATTGCACAGACAATTGAAAGTACATTAGATGATTTTATCTCTGGTATGGGGGTTAATAGATCACGTGAAGAAAAGTATGCTGCTCAAGCCGCGGCAGAAGAGTTAGCTTTTCAAGCACGTGCTGCTAAATCTGGTAAAGAAATGGATGATGCCTTAGCTGATGTTATCTCTGATGAAAAGCTTATGATTAAAGCATCACTTGCTAAGGTTATTCAAGAATTGGAAGACCTTCCTGGAGGTGAGGATATTTCACCTGATGTGCTTGCAGAAATTAAAAGGTTTGCCCCTAAAATTAATACACTCGAGCAGTTTGAATCTTTTGTTAAGCAGCTTAGTGGTATGGAAGAATATCAATTGCCAGCTGCTTACCTTTCCAGTACTGTTAAAGCAATTAAGGGTGGTATGGAAGACGTTGAAATGGAAGATCAAGAAGATCCAGATCATGGTTTTGATGCTGAAAAATCAGACCTTGACGACGATGGTAAGATTTCCAAATATGAGCGTAAAAGAGGTGAAGCTATTGCCTCTTCAATGGATAAAGAGGATGGAGAAGATGATATAGATGGTATGGCTCAAGTTGAAGTAGAGGAGCTAGGTGATGGTGAGATACCTGATGATTACCATAATAAAGATGCTGAAGCTGAAGACGGTGAACAGGCCGGTCACGCTGCTGGTTCATTAGACCTGGAAGCAAAAGAAGCTCGTCGTCATGAGCTTGCAATGGCAAAAGCTAAAGCTGGTATTAAGGACGAAGACGAAGACGAAGACGAAGACGAGGCCGAGGAGGACGAGGAGATTGTTGCAGAAAGTAAATATACAACTGCTGATTATCTTACTGATATCTATTCAACAGTTGAGCCAATTATCGAAAGTACTGTTAACGAAAATGGTCAAACAACACCTACCCAGCAATATCTCGTTGAGAAGCATGAAGAAGCTATTGAAGAGGTTTACACTAACCAGTACTTAGTAGAGCAAAAAATACAAGATGCTCTACCTAAACAAAAGAAGGAAAACAATCTTAGCTTTAAAGAGCGCTTCCAACCTAAGACACACTGGCAACTCGAAGAAGTTCGTCGATACGGTCTCTAAAGCTTTTTACATCCTTTAGACAAGTATAGCTCATTCAACTTAGATTGCTGTACATATTGAATAGGGTCTTGATAGCCTGCATCAACAAAGCCTTTTACCCGCATACTCGATGATGGGGTTGTTGCATCTGCTAATCCATCTTTCCTATTAGAGTAACACGTCCAAGTATTACTAAAGTCGACACCTAGTCTTACTCCTTCTTCAACGATAGCTTCTTTACTCATTGTAAGCAACGGGGCTTCAATATTGATACGATGCTCTCGGTTAAGAGCAATCAATGCATTCATAGAATCAACAAATTCATTGGAACCATCCCAATAACCGGCTAGACTATCCACTTCAGCCGCACCATACCAAACAGTATCAGCACCTTTAGCTTCCGCATATGCACATCCTATAGTATTGAACAACTGATTGCGGAAAGGTACATAGCTTACTGGTTGCGCGTCACCAGCCATCTTACTAATATCCGGGTTATCGATATCTTCGTTAGTAAGAGATGAGGTAGGAGCTAGGTGCTTAATAAATCCAACATCAGCTATATAATGCGTTACTACTAAATCCGAGACTTTAGCCTTTACTGCTTCTATCTGACTCGATACACACTTTAGTTCACGTTTATGTCGTTGACCATAATCATATGAGATAAGATGAATCTCTTTAAATCCTCTATCTACTGCCATATGTAGTAGGACCACAGAGTCCATACCACCTGATATACTTAATACTAATTTATTCATTTTTATCTAAGGAATCTTTTAGGATTTCATTCTCTTCTTTAGGAACTATTACCTCTTCTTCTACCTCATCTGGCACTTCGCTCTCTTCACCACCACTATAAGCCCACTCAGTCTTGATCTTCTCTTCAAGTACTGGTAATATAGTGTTCTCCCAAAGGTCAATATCCTTACGGAAGTTCTTATAGTAACCAATCTTCTTACCATCAGGTAGTTGATAGGTAGAACCAGTTTGAATAACAGCACCTACACCTACAGCAAGGTCAAGTAGACCATAGTAACGGTCGAGTCCAGTATGAAACGAAAGGAACATTTCCCCTTGAAGGTATTGCTTAATGAATCGATTCTTACGAGTAAGAGCTCTAATAAGAACTCCTGCATAGTTCTTCTGACCTACCGCAGTTTCGGCATCCATAGTCTTACCACCATCACTCTTCATAGGCTTACGAGCCAACTGAACAGTTACAGAAGGCAAATACACGATTGACTTACCACCAGGCATATGCTTCTCAATAGAAGGAAACATAGCAGCCGGATCATCATAAACATGGTTAGTACATAAGATAGTAGTCTGAGTTGTAGCACCCAAGTTAGTACAAGTCTGCATAAGAGACTTCATAGCACGAGCTTTCGATCCCATATCGGAGGAAGTGCTCTCTTTACCCATACGACTATGCTCAAGTTCTGATTGAAGATTACCAAGCGAATCGATAGCTACAATAAACTTACCTTCAAGACCTTTCTCTTTAACAGAAGTAAGGAACTTATATAGAGCGTTACGTGTCTGTTCGATTGTAACACATGGTACATACTTCACCTTACTAATATCAAGCCCAATACGCTCTGCCCCTTCAGGATCAACAGCGTTTTCTGTATCAAATATAACTGGAATCAAACCCTCTTTCTGGGCATTAGCTAAAATCTTAAGCACAAACAATGTCTTACCTGTCATAGACTCCCCACCGAGCATTGTTACTCGACCTTTAGGGATACCTCCATGAATAGAGCCTGAAACAATAGCATTAAGAACATAACTGCCAGTATCAATCCAACCTCCTACTCTACTTAAAGTACTATCTTCAAGGTAAGTAGCAAAGGGGTTAACTTTATCGATTGAATCTAACGCTGCTAGTGTATCTTTATCAAAATCACTCATATACATATTGTACGAACTTAACTTTATTAATCAAGATAAAAAAACTACCGACTATAGTCGGTAGTTAAACTGGCTCGGGTACTTGGATTCGAACCAAGGACCTAGTGGTTAACAGCCACCCGCTCTGCCGCTGAGCTATACCCGATAAAAATTATTTACCGTCAGCATCAAATAGCTTAATAACCTCTGGCTCCTCTGCTGCTGGTTGAGCTGGGGTAGGGTTGTTAATAGCATGATATTGTGCTGTAATTTGATCTGTCAATTGCACAGTTGAAGTAACAATAGAAGACTTGTTAAAAGTCCATTCATTATTTTTTTTATCTCCTTTAATAAACTCCATGAACAGGTAAGGAAAGGTCTGTACTTGAAGCTGACCATTTTGTTGATCAGGTTGAACATGCACAATAACAGGATTATTAAGAGTCAAAGTCTCGTCAGTTTGACCTGTCTCAACTCCAACAACAGTACGACCAACTTGGTCAACGATAGCAATGATTTCTTTTTGTTCGCTCATATAATATTATTATACTATACCAAAGCTAGGTATCAACTGTGGATT